TGAATCAAGTAGAAAGCGACAACAGCTTGGAAGTGTTATACCAAGAACTTTTAACGATGGATGAACTCATCAAAGAAACGCTAAAAGTAGGCAATCAGTTTATGATTAAACACCTTGAAACAATAACCGATGAAGACCGGCTGGATCACTTTAAATTGTTTGCCAGCCGGTTTGAGATTGTGGGTTAATCAATAAAAACATGCGGCTCAAAATCTCCGAGCCGCTTTAAATGATACAGCGTATGACTAGACGTATTACTCACTGCATCAATCGTTTCACCGTTGAGCAATCGATCCAGCTTCTCATAACTGCCCGCTACCGCCCGACCATCTTGACGGCTCAACCCGTTTAAATACTCAATACCCGCTTTTTTCTGATACTTCGGCTCAAACGTTCCGGCTAGAGGGGCTAATAAACAACGGCAAAATGGATGCAAAGGAGGTTTGGGACACTGCGACTTCGGATAAATACCAGGCCCTAACCCATATAAATCAATTCTGGCGTGATAATCACAAATATCCAACTCAGGATGCGTCGCAGACAACCGATACTGAACCACCTCAAAGCCCGTATCCTGCATCAAATCACGTGCGGTTTGATCCGTAAACGCCCGATGCAACTCAGTTTGAGCAATCCGATTCGCAAAATATCGATTACGCTCATAAAACGCTACTTTTAACTGTTTTGTCAGTCGATCTATACCCGATCCGTCTCGCAACGCATCTAACGCCTGCAAATAGGCCGCTTTTAAAGCCGGTGTTTTTAATTGATTCGCTTGCAAACGAGCGTACAACTGCGCCAACTCCGGCCCAATGAGCGCATCATCAGCCAGAGCGCGTAACTGACGACCGACATAACCGCTGTTCCACAAATCAGCAAAAGCTTCATCATCCCCAAACGCAGCCCTTAAATACTTAGGCAATGGCGCTTTAACCTGTAACGGCTCCCGTTTTCTAAAGCCATAGCCTTCATAGAGCCGTAATGCCAATTCACGCGCATTTTGAAAACCTTGAACGTGATCCTCAATCAGTTTGACGGTTGTTGCAGTCACCTGCCGACTGTTCTCATACAAACGATCCGACAACGTCACATCCCCCACTGTCATCTCTCTTAATTCCGCTTTTCCGATCGATGACACCAACAACGCATTGAACGCCCGCAACAACTCATCTTCATACTCACCATTGAATTGCTGCTGTGCTTTGCTCACGGCGGATCGTGCATTCGTTCCCATCGCAATATCCGCCAGCATCTGCGTAAACGCAGCCAATGCCACCCGATTGATTTGAGCCGCCGTATTATTTAAATTTGCAAAATGCTCTAATTCATTCATCAGATATTGACCTGCATCGAGCGTTTACCCTCATAAGGCGGGTGGATGTAACCGTCTAAACTATAGCGCATTGCATCAATGCAATTGTGAACTAGAACTCCGTTTGCAAAATATTCATGCTGCCCATCTACAGATAAATCATAAACTTTTTTTATCACTCCATCGTTTATGCATTGCGCACGACTTCGAGCAAGTAATCTTGTCTGAATATTTGTTGACCATAAAATCTTTTTTGCACCACTCGCAATTTCGGATAATGTCGTCAATTCCTGAGTCTCTTCTATATGCTGACTTACATGCGTTTGAGCAAAATTTGTCTCTATGACCAATTGCTTTTGTTTTGAATGACGCGGAGCAATATAAGCATTTTTTATCAATTGGCTCAAAATTCTGATAGGCCATTGCACCAATTTCCATATGCTTTTCACGCCCTTCTCGACTACTATGCCAAGCTTTTGTAAGCGGTCTAATTTTTTCAAGATGCTGCCTAGTTCTTTCTTTATTGCATTTCCTCGAATGCCATTCCTTTGAATGATTCGACAAATGACATTTATAGGTAATGCACTCAAGATTTGAAATATCGTTATTATCTGGATTGCCATCTTTATGATGGATGTGAAAATATTTTGGTATATCCCCATTATGGTCAATCCATATCTGTCTATGTAGCCAAATTGTCCCTCCTGTAACAGACCTCTTGTAATAAACTCGATCAGACCGTCTACTGCTGTTTGGGTATCGTCTATATATTTTCTCGCGATATTCAAAAACTTCAACATCAACCATTTTCTTGATCCTGACAATATTAATATATCATCATTATATCGTAATGCGTCAACAGGAGCAAAACCGCGATTATTTACATAAATTAAATGATCATGAGTGAGCCGTAATTCATTTTCACCATACTTCAATAAAACAGTTTCTTTTAAGCCGTTATTCCATGTTTTTGTTACAGGCCGGTATCCTGCACGTGTCAGCACGTAATCACCAGATTTTATATCCTCGATAGGAACCAAGCCTATTTTTGTTTCTATCAGTGTGCCCTCAGATATACAGTGATTAAATGCATCCACCACCACCGGCAAAACCTCATCCGTCAAACGATCACGTTTAAAACTATACAACCGGCATTCCTCAATCAAGGCTTTACATCGAGGATGTATCACAATCTGATCAAACGACCGCAAATAAGCAATACCATCTTCCACACTCCCAGGCCACTTCTTAGCCGCTTGCACATTCAACCCCCTGCGTCTCATCGCACTAATCGTTTCTGGCCTTGAGGAATCGGCTTTAATCGGCCATTGGTCAGCGCCTGGCACTTGTTTAAACAACTCCGGTAAGTCCTCAATATCCACCCCATAACCAAACACCGCATAATCAATATAAAATTTCTGATCACGAATAAAACCCCGAGTAATAGCCGTCGGGTCTTGCGCAAAGCCCCAGTCTGCGCCGAAGAAAAAACGCTCCTCTTTGCCCGCTGTAAATTCCTGAACCGTCCATTTATCTTTTAAAATCTGCGCATCACTGTTTGACCAGTAATAACCCTCCCAGATATGCGCATACAACCCAGAATCCATCGTCTTTTGTGCGTGCTGCCGCTGTTCTTCCAACACATCCGGAAACCACGGATTATCTGAGTAATTGACTTTCGCTATCGCACATCGGGGCGGGGTGTTTTTAATAAATCGATCATCGACCGGGCTGTTTTCAGTGCGTGGATTCCACACCACCCAGATTTCAGACTTGGGCGCTCGAATGGTCGGTTCTAAATCCAGCCAGCTTTTTTCGGGTATGTCCTCACCTTCCTCAATGAGGCAAATATCAATCTGAGCCATCGACTTGATTGAACTCATGTTGTGACGCAAACCGCGAAAGATAAACTCGGTACCGTTTTTGCCGCGTAGGTAATCAACACCTACGTCATAATGTGCAGCAAGCCAGGGTATAGAGTTAATCACGTTCTTAAGCTCGGCATGCATTGACTCTTTAATCGAAACCTGCAATTCACGAGTGCAGAGAATGCGGAGTTTTTCTTGATAACCTAAAAACGCCGCCCACAATGCGAAAGAAAACGACTTACCCGAACCACGTCCACCATACGCACATCGATAACGCACATCTCCGCGTTTCGGTGTAAAAATAGGCTCTAACGCTAAAGGAAACTTAATCCGGGCGGACAAACACCACCTCCACAGATTTCATGCTGCCATCGCTATTCGAGTGATCCACCCGATCCAGAAAATCGGCCTGACTTTTACCCATCAATTCAGATGCTTTTAGCCGATCGGTTGTTTTTTCGCCCGCATCACGCATGATTGCCGTCCAAAACGCCTGCCTTTCTTCGCGTGTGCATATCGCTTTGCTGGTAGTTTCTTTGCGTAACGCTTCCAATGCAGACTTTATTGACGGTTTTTCCAAGTTTTCCGAGCTTTGTTGATTTGGTTGTTTATAACCCGATGCCTTTGCAGCCGCTAACGCATTCCCGCCATTGGCCGCGTATTCTTCACAAAACCGGCGCTGCTTTTCTGTTAAACCATCAAACCAAGCCACAATAAACCACCTTCACTTCCTAGAACCTTTAACGTTAACGTTGATGCTCAATCTTAGGTAAATCTTTCATACTAAAATACTGCTCACACGGCACACAGTACGCCTGGTTGCTACCGTAAAAATACGACAGGTTTTTATTGCCACACTTCGGGCATTGATGTTCACTCATTCTCAATCTCGCTCGGAAAGTCTTCATGGCCGCAATACGGACATTTAATCTTCTGCATGACAAAATCACCGATACTCCACCACATGGAGCATTTAAGACACATGAAATGATGCAGTTGTTCGACGCTGTACTTAATCATCAAAATCACCAAAAAAATGACGATAGAACAGATTAATCGCTAAAACCGCCACAAGTGG